GACGTGATCGGCGCGGCAATCATGGTTGCCCGGTTGGCGACCCACGAGATTTCTGAGGCAACAGAACCGAAGTCCGGTCGAACCCGAAGCGGTGCGGCCGGTGCGCGCGCGCGCACGAAGAAGCTTTCACCGCAAGAGCGTAGCAGGATCGCCAAGAGGGCGGCTGCGGCGCGGTGGGGTTGAGCGATGCCGAGAAGCAAGCATAGACGGCAGCAGCCGATACCTACGCAGCAACCGAAAGTTCCGCCGCCTCAGCCGGGCACTATACAGGTTTCCCTTGGTTTTGATCCGAAAGGAAAAATGGAACCGAGAGATGTGGTCGGCTCCAAGGACGGGTGGAGCGAATATACTCTTGACGATGAAAGTGTTATTCGCGTGAAGGCGGCAGTGCTGGATGTAAAGCGGGCTGTGGATCAATATGGTCCTGATGGTAATCCACTTTATATCTTTCAATTCGCCGTTGTGACCCAAGTAAAGGCTCCGGATAAGCTGAAGAAACAAGGCTAAACAATGAGCCTCCAAGAAGTTCTGCATGAGCAAAGACGTAGGCGCCCAGTAAGGAAAGCGATGGGTGCTCAACGCATCTATCGCACGGATTTTACCATCTCGGGTACGGAGGGTTCGCGCATTGTAAATGGAAGCAATGCAGAATTTGTCGTTGTCAGTGAATGGCCTGGAAGCTGGTCAACCTCCGCTGGGCAATGTCAAGCCGTCTATACCTACACGGGAACGACCTCGACCGCGGAAGACGAGCAGTACAATCCTGATATGGTGGACGAGATTTTGCGAGCTGACGCCGCGCCCCCAGAAGCGAAATTCAACAATGTGGTAGATATGTTGGATTGGCTCAACCGTAATTAAATACGGAATGTCCTAGTTTAGGCTAAACTAGGACATTCCGATTAAATATGCCGGGACAACCCGAGAAGCGGGAAGAGCTGCCTATGCCAGAGCAGCGCTGGATCGATACGGCGAGTTCGCTAGGGCTTGATCCTACCGGCTTGCGTCCATGAAGATGCTCCGCCCGCGCCTGACTTGTCCCGATCTCTCTATCGCTCGCGTCCCTGCGAACGAAGTCAACCCGTTCTATTCCACGCCCGAATACCGCGCATGGCGTGAGCTCGTCATCGGCCGTGCCCTCGGCAGATGCCAATGGCCACGCTGCGGCCGCAAGGAACGCCGCATGTTCGCCGATCACATCGTCGAGCTGCGAGACAAGGGCGCGCCTCTTGACCCCACCAATGGCCAGTGTCTTTGCGGAAAGCATCACACTATCAAGACGTTACGAGCTCGCGCCACAAGACTGCGGGGATGGGGGGTTTAATCCGCTGTCTGGGGGGCGGCCCAGCAATCGCGCCCCAACCCACGCGCACGAAAAGTTCTCCGATTTGTGAAAATCAAACGGTCTAGAAATCAAACGGCATGAGCAAATCAACCGGCGTCGGCCGCGGCGGCAAAAGGATCGGCGCTGGCCGGAAACGTCAACAACCAGCATCGGCATCTGCGGCAGCAGCAGAGCGGCGTGTTGCACGCGCGGTAGCTGTTGTCGTCAAACCAGCCCCTCACGATCCGACCATCGAAGAGCTGGTCAAAAAGGCATACCGGACGCTGCAAGACGTGATGGATAACTCCCCCTTTCATGCGCCAAGGGTTACGGCGTCCAAGTTCATAATCGAGCATGCGGCTTCCGGCTCCGCCGGCATAAAGGCTCAGCGCCAGGAAGCAGCTAAAGCAGTCGGCAGGGGCCGCTTTGCGACGCCCGCGGCGCCCAGGCTTGTCATCGATAACAAGTAGCGTTCACAAACGCTTGAGCGAAGAGGCCTTCAGATGATTTCGCGCCGCTCGCTGTTCGGCTTTTCTCGGTGCTGCCCCGTTTGCCGCCATTGCCGCCCTGAAAGCCGCTAGCGAGATGTCCATCGCACATCAGGCGCCAATTCTATTTGAATCGGGGCTTGGCCTAGGACCGAACGTGCCGAAGAGATTTTGATAGCGACAAAATCATTCATGTCGCATCTTGCGGCCCGGATTAGCGAGTAAGAGCCTTCACGCCAAAAATTTCGGACGACCGCCGGCTCACTGCGCCGTCAGGGCGCCGAAGTTCGCCGTCGATAACAAAATGATCGAATGGTCTACAGCCTGTCCCGACTGGGAAAGCCGCGTCCTCGCGCGTCAATCGTTGATCCCGCTCGCTCCGCTCTTCCCCGCCGAAGCAGACGCGGGGCTGAGAATATTTCGTGACCTTAGAATCGTCGACGTGGGCGGCAGTCCGACAATGGGCGAGGCTTGCCGCCCTTGGGTGTTCGATTTCGTCTCGGCGATCTTCGGGGCCTACAATCCGGAGACGGGGCGCCGCCTGATCCGAAATTTCTTCCTGCTCGTCGCGAAGAAGAACTCGAAATCGACGACGGCCGCGGGGATCATGCTGACCGCGCTGATCCGCAACTGGCGGATCTCCGGCGAGTTTCTGATCCTGGCCCCGACCCTCGAGGTCGCCAACAATTCGTTCAAGCCCGCTTACGACATGGTGCGCGGCGATCCTGAGCTGAGCGATCTCCTGCATTTGAGCGCGCCGACGCGGACGATCACTCATCGCAATACCGGCGCCACGCTGAAAGTCGTCGCCGCCGATAATGAAACGGTTTCCGGCAAAAAGGCGATCGGCGTTCTGATCGAGGAGCTATGGCTCTTCGGCAAAAAGAATAACGCCCACAACATGCTGCTTGAGGCGACGGGCGGTCTGGCATCGCACCCGGAAGGCTTCGTGATCTACCTATCGACGCAATCCGACGCGCCGCCGGCTGGTGTTTTCAGGCAGAAGCTTCGCGAGTTTCGCGACATCCGAGACGGTCACGTCCTCGATCCGCGCAGCCTCGGCATCCTATACGAATTTCCGAAGAGGATGCTCGAAAGCCGCGAATATCGGGAGCCGCGAAACTTCTACGTCACCAATCCGAACCTTGGCAAGTCGGTTGACGAGCAATATCTGATCGAGGAATTCGACCGCGCCGAACGAGCGGGGCAGGAAGAATTCATCGGGTTTCTGGCAAAGCATCTCAATGTTGAAATCGGGCTCGGCCTGCGCACCGATGGCTGGGCCGGCGCCGAGTATTGGATCGAGCGGACAGACAAGGAGCTGACCTTCGAGTCGCTGCTCGCTCGATCCGACGTCGTCACGGTCGGAATTGACGGCGGCGGCCTAGACGATCTGCTCGGGCTCGCCGTCCTCGGGCGCGAAAAGGAAACGGGCCGTTGGCTCGCTTGGTGCTGCGCCTATGCGCACGAGATCGTTTTCGAGCGACGCAAGTCGATCACCACTGAATTGCGCGGCTTCGAAGCGGCTGGCGATCTCGCGGTCGTCGATTGCATGGAAGAGGCGTTCGCTGCAGTGGCGGGCCTGGTCGCCGAAGTCGAAGCGGCGGGTCTGCTCGCCCAAGTGGGCCTTGACCCGATCGGCGTCGCTGAAATCGTCAGCGCCCTGGCCGAACATGAAATCGAGGGCGACGAGCGCGTGGTCGGCATCTCGCAGGGCTACAGGCTCGGCGGGACAATCAAGGGGGTTGAGGTAAAGCTCGCCGACGGCGCGCTCGCCCACGCCGACCAAGCGCTGATGACTTGGTGCGTTGGCAATGCCCGCGTCGAGCCGCGCGGCAATTCGATCCTAATAACGAAGCAGGCCTCCGGCACCGCCAAGATCGACCCGCTGATGGCTCTGTTCAATGCGGCGGCGCTGATGGAAAAGAATCCCGAGCCGCGCGCCTCGGCCTATGCCGACGGCCATGCGCTGATGGTAATCTGAAAGGTCGCGGCGCATGGGCTTCCTTTCGCGGTTGCGCGCCGCGGGCGCCACCCTGATCCAGAAGGATGCCGGCGGTGGGAGCGCCGCCCTGCCAGCCCAAGGCTATTTGCCGAAACTCGGCGCCACGCCTTCGGCAACCGGCCTGCTGATCTCGCAGGGCACGGCGATGGCGGTCTCCGCCATCTATGCCTGCATCACGGTGCGCAGCCAAGACGTCGCGCGTTGCACGCCGCAACTCTGGCGTCGCGATCCGCGCGGCAAACGCGTGCAAATTACCGATCATCCGCTTTGCGACGTCTTCCGGCAGCCGAACGAGGTCCAGACTTGGTTCGAGTTTATGGAGCAGATGAGCGGCGGCTATCTGCTCCGCGGCAACGGCTATGCGGCAATCAAGCGCGACGGCAACGGGAAGATTTATGCATTCATCCCGATCAATCCCGATGCGGTTCTCATTCTGGAAAGCTGGGACGGCCAAATCTTCTACAACGTCAATCGGATCGGCCTCTGGCAGATCGCGATGTTGCGTGAGTTTCCGTCATCGATGGCGTCGGAGGATATTTTTCACCTCCGCGGGATCTCGTTCAACGCCCTTGCGGCAGTCTCGACAATCGGCATGGCCCGCGATGCGATCGGCGTCGCAATGGGCCTCGAGCAGCAGGTCGCGCGGCTGATCCAGAACGGCGCTCGGCCGTCTGTCGTTCTGCAGGCGAAGAATAAACTTACGCCCGACATCGCCACGCGCCTGAAACAGCAATGGCAAGAATTCACTTCCGGCCTTCAGAACGTCGGCAAGACGGCGGTGCTTGAGGACGGCATCGAGGCCAAGCCCCTCCAGCTCACGTCCGTCGATATGGAGATGATTGCACAGCGCAATTTTCAGCTCACCGATTGCGCCCGCTTTTACCGCATCCCGCCGCACAAGCTCGGCCTCGGGGAGCTGCGCGGCGTCAACATCGTCCAGATGGATCAGGACTATGTTTCGAACACGATCATGCCCGATCTGCACCGATGGGAGCAGAAATTCGATCGGACGTTCAAGCTCGCCGAGCAGGACATCGAGATCAAGTTCGACGAGACGGTTCTGCTGCGCGCCGACATTGCAACGCGCTACGCCTCGGCCCGCATCTCACTTCTGTCCGGCTGGACGACGGTGAACGAGGTGAGGGCTGGCGAAAATCTCGATCCGGT